GACCTCGGTGCGCGCGATGGCCTCCGCACGCCGTGCGATGGTGCCGAAGACCGACGGCTTCGTCAGGTTACGCCCGATCCGGTCGATCAGTGTCGTTGTCGGGATGCCACCCATCGCGGCAAGGCGCACCTGCGTCGCAATCTGCGCCCTGACTTCGGCCGGAATGTTGGTGATGAGTGACGCGCTGTAGTCCACCAGAGACCGAACCAGCGTTTCAGAAACGCCTACATAGGCTAGTGGCACGTCAACCGACGCGGCGCGGAATGCGTCAAGCACCGCATCATCGCCCGCGTTCGCGGCCAGCGTGACGCCACGACTGAGCGTGCCGGCCATCTCTCGTGACAAGCGGTCGACCAGCCCGTCGAGCTCGGTTAGCAGCCCGCGAAGGTTCGACCCAAGCGGCTCGGGCGCAGAGAGAATCATGCCGATGACCTCTCGCCGGTAGGCGTCCAGGATCCTCAGCATATCCTTCGTCACGTCGCGCCCGATATCGTCCGGGTCAGCTGCCGCCATCTAGTCCGCGCCCGTCTGTGCGTCAGCCACTGACGGAGCCGGGACGATGCGCGGGATCGTTGGCAGCCGTTGGTAGAGACGTTCGGCGTCACGCTGCTTCTCATCGTCACGGCTCTGCGCTGCCAGCTGGATGCGCTCGATCTCGGCGTCGGCGTCAAAGTCAACGCCCATCTGCTTGAGCACCAGCAAGAACGCGCGCTGCGCCGTCTGTGGGGACACGTACTGCGAATCCTCTGCCTGTGTGAGCGCGGTTGCCAACGTCACCAGCACGTTGGCCATCACCTGCTGATCGTCCGGCGCAACGTCCGGCATGTTCAGCTCGATGAGGTCGCCAGCCGGCTTTGGATCGTCTTGCAGCCGGCCCTTTTCGTCTTCAGCCTGTAGTTCCGCTGGCAACACGCCGGCCAGAATCGCGTACTGTGTCTGCGTCCAGAGCGTGTCCATCACGACGTAGCGCCAGTCGTTCTGGAGCGCGGTAAGGCGCTTGCGTGGCGACTCAGCCATTTCAGCGGCAGTGGCCCGGTTCACGTCGCCTCCTTCGGCGTACCAGTGCTCCGGGATGCCGATTGCGCCCAGCGCGTGGTTGCGAACGAGGCGGATGCCGTTCGCCGCGTCATTCGTGTCGAGCCGCGGCGACTTTGCCTGCCACTCCTGCTGATCGTTGTGGACGATCACCTGCCCCGGCGCGGGTGTCTGGTAGGCCGGAGACCGCACCATCTCGTCAATCTGCGCCTGATCTGCGCCCTTGACCGTGACATCCCAGACGAACGCCTTCATCAACAGCCAGCGTTCGACCTCCGAGAACATGAACTGATCCTGCGCGTCGAGGTAGTCCGCGATGGCGTAGAGGATCGAAATGCCGCGCTGCCCGTCATCGTTGCCGTGCGTCCACCACAACGCCGGCTTCGCATCCTTCGGGAGATTCCCAAGCTCTTCTGCGCCCATGCCGTTGACGACCGTGTAGCGCGCGCCGGCAGACTCGCCAAGGCGTGGCTTCATCTCAACCTCGACGACGTGCTCCCAGTTGTCCGGGTCGGTGTGCACGGCTTTGATGCGCTCGCTGGGCATCGAGCCAATGCGCATATGGCCATCGACCGGATTGACGAACAGTGGCATCAGGTACTCGCCGGTCTTCAGGTAGCGGCGAAAGCGACGCGGCATCTCGACGTTCCAGTTGTTCGTGCGGTCCGTCCAATGCCGCATGACGACAGCGCGAACGGGCGTCGAAGAGACCGCCGGGTCAACACCCTCGCCGAGAACGAAGTCGGAGAGCAGGGTCAGGATGCGTGTGCCGACCGGGTTGACACGCGACAGGTAGCGTGCGACGGATAGCATCTTTTCCTGTGTGTATTCGGGCAGGTTATCGCCGGATCGCTGAGTCAGTGGGCGGTAGAGACCTTCGTCAGCGTCGGCGTAGCCACCGCCCAGCATGTCAAGCGCCGGGTTCGACGCCTCTGCGAGCAACTGGCGTTCGGTGCGAATGCGGGCGCGGGGTTGGCGTCGTGATCGTGCCATGCATGAACCTCCTGTTGGCTACCGTAGTCCAAGTCGCGAGATGCGCCGACGATCTGGCGCAAAGACCTGTCGGACGTTGGGCGCTTCAGCCGAGGCGGCAGCGGCGTCCGCATGTCGCTGGCGATGCCATACCGCAAGGCCGAGCGCCATCACACAGTCGTCGTGAAGCCCCGGCGGTGCGGAATATCGAACGCCAGTCCGGGTGTACTTGTACTCGAACGTCTCCAGCTCAGCGACAATCGGCCCGTCGGGGAACGCGACCTCGCCCTGCTGAATGGCGACCGCCAGCCCCTCCATGAGCTTCTGCTTGGCCGGGCCGGTGAACGTGAAGCCCTCGAACGTGCCGTGACTCTCGCGCTGCAACGATTCCAGCACCGGGTCGCCTACGCCGGTCGAGTCGACCAGTGCGCGGGTGCGGCCATTCATCGCCGTCAGCCGGGGGATGGTCGCCTGCCACGGCCCCTGCCAGCGGTCGAACCGGCACGTCCTGCCGTCGCGGTCCAGCCCGATGTACACGGTCCAGTCAACGGACTTGGCGAGGTCGATGCCTGCAACATCCGGGGCAGCGGTGGACAGTTCGGCGATGCACGCCCGGATTGCAGACAGGCCGAACGGGTTGCCGCCATCGTCGGACGGCTCGGCAAGGTAGAGCTCATCGAACACATGCGGCGGGAGTGTGCGCTTGGCGTCCTCAATCTCGGCCATGTCGAGCACGCCGCCATCGACGGCATCGTAGGCCGTGAGCTTGGCGTAGTGCATATCCGGCTCGCCAGACTCAGCACGCCGCGCCAGTTGATAGGCCCAGTTCCTCCGGCCCTTGACGTTGCCGATAATGCGCAGCGGGCCACGGGTTGCCGTCAGTGTCGATCGCACAGCGTGCCATGCGTCTTCACGTACACGGGTCGCCTCGTCGATCACCGCGCCGTAGACGTCTTCGCCGTAGAGGCTATCGGGCCGCTCGGCACCCTTGAACCAGATCACCGAACCATTGGCCAGCGTGATCGTCAGTTCGGATTCGTTGGACGTATAGATCTCTCGCGGGATGGCGCGTTTGAGACGACGATAGGCGATCTTGGCCTGCGCATAGATCGGCGCAACCCACCAGTAGTTGCGCCCTGGCTTGCCGGTTGTGAGTGCCAGTTCAGTCAGCCAGACCATGCAGCCGACCGTCTTACCGGCCTTCGTGGATGCTTCGATGATGGCGTAGCGTTCCGGCGCGAAGATGGCACGGGACTGGGCCGGATAGAGCCACGGTCGGACGTATACCGCCGTCCTCGGGCTACTCGTCGTCGCTGTCATCGCGTCCTGCTATCTGGATCGTGAAGGTCAGGGGTGCATCGGCAACGCCAGCAACTTCCTGCCGCTCGACATAGCCACGGTTCTTGCCCTGCGTCTTGAGATACATCGCGACCGCCCACGGCTCGCCATTGCTGATAGCCGTATACATTGCAGACTCGGCAAGGTCGGTCATGCGTTCGCGCTCTTCGGTCAGGGCTTCCTGCACGGCGGGGTAGTCACGGGAATAGTTGCGGACTGTCTGGGGTGAGCAGCCGAGAAGGTCCGCAACACGAGTCACCATGCCGTGCTCGGTACGGATCGCCTCGATCATCTTCGCAATGCTGTATCGCTTTGCCATAGAACCGCCCACAAATGACCAAAACGCCAAATAGACCCTCGGCAGAACGCCGGGGCCACTGGGGGCCGCTATGTCAAGCGATGCCCTGATAGTACAGGAGTTTCGGGGCTATCGCAATCGTCGGGGATCTGTGCGTCGTTCCAGTGTCCGCATCTGCGACAGCGGATCACGACACGGCTGCCGGGGCTGGCCTCGCCGATCGTTCGATTGCACTGCTGGCATCGGATCGTGATGAGGGTATCTGACGCAACCTGTCCCGTGTCACACGCCGCGCTGTCCGTAGTCAAGGCATGCGCATCCTCTCCGAGCGCGGCGCCCATCTCATCGCCATCTGCCTGAGCTCCTGTCTCGACGGGGAGCTGCTCGCCCCAGCCCCCCCCCGCATTCGCTTACGGCAGGCTCACACATCCGCCACCCCAGGCGCGCAACTTCAGTGTCACGATCGTGTCACCGGGGTAGTTCGGGACGATGCAGCCCCCACGAGCAAGGCCGACCCAGTAGTAGTCCGCGCGGAAGACGACATTCCGCGACACCAGCGTCGGCACCGCGTCACAATCCCTGACTGTCGTGATCTCGAAGACACTTCCTGTGTCCTCGTCCACGACAAAGTGCGTGACAGTCCCGTCCACGCACGGCGGCGCCCAGTGCGGGCCGGTGCTGGGTCGCCCAGCAGCACTGGCGGTGCCCACTAGCCCGACGGCCAGGGCCAGCACGGCGATCAGTGCGAAGAACATGCGCTTCATATGGGTATCTCCTCAGTCGTTCAGCTCATCCAGTCGATAGGTCTACGGTGTGTGGGCCGGCACGTCGCTATCCGTCGTGGCCTCACCTCCTCTCGCTCTACCCCTCGGCATCGAACACCGCGTCCGGGTGCTGCTCACACCATCCGAGGATCGTCTGCATGATCGCCCCAACGTTCCCCCGTGTCGGTGCCCAGTAGTCTCGGTACCGCTCCGTGCCGCACGCCTCGACGATCAGCCGGAGATCGGGAGCAACATCCCCGGCACGACGCCCATGGAAGAGATCGACCAATCCCGTGAAGCCGGGCAGCACCTCAGCCAGCACCGGCGAGTAGTTGTAGGTGATCGACACGCGCGCCTCGATCGACG